TCTTTAGCGCTTGCCAATCGCCAGTTTGAATAACGACAACTACCATAACTCCAATTAAGCCAGCGAGCGGAATAAGTTCAATCCATTTACCTAAAGTTAAGATGATAATGGCTAAACCTAAAGCGGCGGCTAACGACGAGAGTCTATGCTTCGCACCAGCAGTTAAGTTCAAATTCGTTTGTCCAATTAGTACACAGCCTCCCATAGAATTGAATAAGCTACTGACTATATTACCTAGACCTTGAGCAAAAGTTTCTTTCTTTTTACTACCTTCATTACCAACTGCAATTAGAGATTCAGTTAGGCCAGATATTGCAACACCAAATGAATATGGTAATACTGCAAGTATGGCAGACCAACTTAAAAGTGGCATGGTAAAAGTTGGCAAACTTGCTGAAACTGGAGAAATGTCTCCAACTGTTGGTAACATTAATGGGACTCCCAATAGTATACCAATTGCTAAAGCTGATAAAGCTGGCGGAAAATTAAATCGAGTTATTGATTTCCACATAGCAATTGCAGCAAGGCTAATGACACTAAGAGTTGCAATTAATTCGAGAGTAGATGGCTTGCCGATATCTAAATAGTGTAGCTGACTGCTAAAGATCATTATCGCTAATGCAACTAGGAAACCTGACATAACAAGTTTCGGTATTTTATCAAATATTTGCCAAGCGCCGCTTATCCAAATAATTAATTGAATTAAGCCCGCGACCAAGACGCCAGTAAAAAGATATTCCATTCCATGCGAATTAACTAGTGCCGCTAAGATTACAGCAGTTGCACCAGTTGCTCCACTAATTAATCCAGGTCTACCTCCAAAAATAGCGGTTGACAGTGCCATAAAGACAGCTGCCCATAGACCAACTTGCGGCGCTGCTCCAACTAATAGCGCAAATGAAATTGCTTCAGGTACAAGTGCAACTGAAATAGTTAGACCGGATAATAACTCTTTTCGAGCTTGAGTAAAATTCATCATACTGATAATTTAAGCAACTTTTCTTTTCTGATTGACGAGTCGTTGCCAAACCAATTATTTAGGCTCTCTTTATATGAGCCGTCATTATCAATCTTAACTAATACTGGATTGTGAATGATTTCTTTATATTCATCATCCTCCAATGCAGCTAAACCTTTTTTGTATTCAACGTTCCAGCCCTTTGCGCCAGTTTTCTTTTCCCATTTCTGGTAGTCTTCATTTGAATAGAACGGCAAAACTTCTTTGCCTTTTTTTGCTACAACTAATGGCGTCATAACTTTAAAGACTCTGTCATGTGCAAAGAGTTCTGGCCAATATCTAGCAAAGAAATTGATTAACATACCAGCAATTGAGTCTCCGTCTGGATCAGCGTCAGTATAGATTAAGATCTTACCATATCTTGGATGGCGAGCATCTTCACCAAGTTTAATACCTAACGATGCCATTAGCTGCACAACTTCTTCGTTTTTGATTACCTCAGCATGCTTTAGTTCAGCAACGTTTAGGAATTTACCACGTAATGGAAAGGCACCGAATGTCTGAGGATCTCTAAATTTACGAACAGCTGATAGAGCTGACATTCCTTCAAAAATACCAAGAGAACATTTTTCTCTGTCTCGGCCTTTTGCATCGATCAGCTTTAGAACCTTTGCCGTAGACAAAGACTTATTGAGTTTTCGTAACTCAGCTTTCTCTTCGGCCTGTTTCTTTTGTTCAATCCAATCAAGTAATGATTGGACAACTTCAGATGCAAAGATTGCCTTTGCAAATTTCTCTGAAACCTTATGTGCAGTTTGAAAATCTTTAGGTTCAGTAATAAGCTTCTCTTTAGTTTGCGAAGAGAAACTAGGATTAATGATAGTACAGTTGAGAAATAAGAACATGTGGTTTCTAATCTCAGCTGGTTTTGTATCAACTTTATATTTCTTTTTGATTAAGCCTCGCAACTGCTCAATCGTTTGGTAGATGATATAATTCTCATGAGTACCTCCATCTTTAGTTAAGATGGAATTAACAAATGATTGAGATTGATAACCGTCTTTTGATACTCCAATTGCAAAGTCCCAATGTTCAGATCTTTCCCAAATTGAATCTTTTACGAATAGATCAACGTATTCCTTAAATGTTTTGAATTTGAATTTATCTTTGCCAAATTCGACCTTAAGTCCTGGATTCGCCGCTGCAATTTCAATGACTCGCTTGCGCATCATTTTAATATGAGCTTCATCGATTGAGGCCATACCGAACTGACTTAGATCTGGAGTATAGGTTATTTCAGTAAAGCCTTGAGTACTCTTTGAAATTTTTGCAGGAGTTCGGTTCGCCATGTGTTGCGAAAATGCCTGATAAAACCGGTTTTTGCCGTCGGCTGTATCCACGATAAACTTGTCGGAAAAGATGTTGACGAGACTCGCTCCAACTCCATTCGTACCAGCAACAGTTCGACCTTCGGTGTCGTCGAAGTTTGAGCCGGCTCTGAGGTTTGAGAAGATAAGTTCCGGAATCCAGACCTTGTGTTCTGGGTGCTGAACAACTGGGATTCCACCATTGTCCCAGACTGATATTGTGGTCGCATCTGCAGTTACTTTAATTGTATTGATCTTGCCGGCTCGCTTATGCTCATCAACTGAGTTTGAAATGATTTCATCAAATAGTTTTAAGAAACCTGGATTATAGGTTAACTCCTCCTTTTCAAAGAATCCGCCATCTCCTAGAATCCATTCATTTGATGTGTGTGGCTTAGTTGAGCCGATATACATGCCGGGTCTCTTGAGAACGTGTTCGATCTCATCCAGCAATTGATACTTCTTTCCTATGTCTTTTACTGCCATAATTATTCGTTCGATGGAAATACTTCTATCGTTACATTTTTCTTGACTAAATCTGACCAAATACCATCGTATCTGGTCGCTCTAACTATATGATTGTCGATCCAGTGATAGTTGCCACCGCGTGGCTTGCCCATCAACAGGCCGTGATATTTAAAACCATGTGAATCTAACCAAACTTGAGTAACTCGACGATGATCTTCAGTTCTAGAAGTAAAGAACGTAATGATATGACCTTGATCAAACCACTCGTTAATTATTGTTACTGCATCTGGATATGGAGCAACAGTTAGCATTCGATCAGGTTCCTCGTTTGGTACGTCTTCGGTTATTGTACCATCGATATCAATCAAATAGTTTTTGATACCTTCTGGTAAAACTGGGCTAACCAGTTGGTTTGAGTCGTCTGTTTTATTAATTAGTTCCATTGAGTATCTTATACACGATCTTAATTAAAAAGATTAAGCTGCCGGCCTTGATTAGTAAAGGCCAGTTCAAATTAATCTTAGTAAGCTTCATTTAGACTAATATACTAAAAACTGATCTTATTGACCCGGTTTTCGTGGCGGCCTCCTTCAAATTCGGCCTCTAAAAATGCATCAACTATTGCTTTAGCTTCGTAAGCGTCTACGAATCTCGCTGGAATACATAAGGTATTTGCATTGTTGTGCTGTTTAGCGAGAGCAGCAATTTCAGGTTCCCAAGCAATCGCCGCTCTAACCTTTTGGTGCTTGTTGGCAGTCATTGCAACCCCATTTGCTGACCCACAAATCAAGATGCCAGTCGTATCAAAGTTTGACACGTTCATTGCAACTTTGTGAGCATAGTCTGGATAATCGACTGAGTCTGCTGAGTCTGGTCCCAAGTCCCAAACTGCATGGCCTAATTCTTCTAAGTGATTAATCAACTTTGTTTTGAGTTCAAAACCGGCGTGATCGGATCCGATTGCGATTCTAAGTTTAGTCATCTTCGAAATGTTCTATGGAAATTGATAAAAGTTCGGTTTCCGGAGTTCGCTTCTTTGGAATCATTGCAGCAATTGTACTATATGCAGTCCATGTGCCATTTACGGTAAAGTGCATTGAGTCTTCTTCTTGATGCTCGCTCCATTTCTTAACGGTGCCTAAGTCTACTAAATTGTCAAGCATGTACCTAACCCGTTCGGTGGAATAGGCATTATCGGTTCGGACATAAAATTCAATAAACTGAATCATCGTTAGCATTATTTACTTACGATCGATTCAAAGTTTTTGAAAGTTAATCTAAATTTAGATCTGGGATTGCAGGTAAGCGATACTTCATAGTATTCAATAACTGAGAAACATTATTGATCTTAACGGTATCGTGCCAAAACGGCGTCTTGGTCTTTGCATTTAGGACTACACTCATATTGGATAGGCCAATTGCTCGTTGAATATCTCGTGGACTAGCGGCAATTGATTTAGCTCTAAGTTCGCCGTCAATTTTCTTAATGATCATTGGATTTCTAAGGCCAACCATATTTACTTGCCAACCGCCTGGCCGGCTAACTTCTCTAGCCCATTCAATCTCAAACAGATAGAGGCGACGACCACCCTCTTGTTCTTTACCTAATACAAAGACTAGGCCGCCTGGATAAATGCGATCTTCATTAACTGGCTTTTCGCCAACTCCTTCTGGTGAGGTGGAGTCTTCGTCTGATTCAGCTTTTGGATCAGAATAAATTGCAGAATATGATTTTGAACCAGCATCAATTAATCTCTCAATCCAACCCTGATTACGTAATTGTTTGAAAACTAGATTTTCAACTGAGAACTCGCCAGTTTCAGCGAGCCCGTCTTTGCGAGCTTTCATGATCTTGGTTTTTAAAGCGCCAACTCTTTCAAGTAATTCTCTTGCTTCAAATTCGCTAGACCCATCCGCTAAACTCTTTTCGAGTTCTTCTATTTCAGTTATGTAAGCTTCAACTTTACGTTTAACATCCAATTCATCGATAGTTGGCTCGTTCCAAACTGGTTTCTTAATCCACTCGTTCTTCATTAACGAGAATAATCCTGATGACACGTGGGGCTCATTCTCGTCCTGGGCATATAGTTCAACATCATGATCTTTGATGATGACTGGGTGCCTCATATTCCATATAAAGCGCTGGCCGTCCAGTGCCTTCTTTACTAATTCAATATCGTCACCGATGGATTTAAAATCTAGGATAACATGGACATCTAGATCTGAATACTCAGTCCATGTATAATTTGCGATTGAGCCGGTTAACTGTACGTCAACGACCGGTACTGTCAATTGCAGACCCTCATAGAAATCTTGGGCAATAGCAAGCAATTTAGTTCTGACCATTGGGTCAAATTCTTCGCCTGCCCAAAACTTTGGATTTAATTCTTCTTTGTAATAAGCTGATGACTCGGAAAGCCAGGTCTTTCTGGGCTGTACATAACTCTTCATAGAGTTATTTATCAGTCAAAGTTTACATCAAAGGGTTCGCCGTTAACATAAACTTCTTGGATATCTTTGCCCTGTCTGTGGATATGCAGGACATATCGATATGGATCTTTGATTTTATCGTACACTAATCGGGTTCCATCCCCTAATACGACAGTTACTTCATCTCCGCCTGGTTCAAGGCTTAATTTGTTTTTGCGATACTCGTCGGCGACTTGGATTCTTTTGCTCATGACTATTATTATACATTATTCGTTTATTAAGATTTCACAATCATCTAACTTACTGACTCCCAATCCCATAATCTTGATGGGTGTTTCAAATTGAGTCTTGACCCAATTGATTGCTGCATCTGGGGTTTTAGCACCGACTAATTTGACAAAGTCTTGTCGAGTGTTCCAAGCAGGCTTCCTAAATTCAGGATCTTCGTAGTGTAGGTAATAGACTGTATAACCTTGCATGAGGTTAATATACCAAAGAAATTAGCTTTCGTATATGGTGCCGTCGATCTTGCCCCAGTCTCTGAGCAATTCACCAGCTTTCGAATTGGCCTCGTTCTCGTGGTCAGAACCAGTTTCGCCATTTAGTTTTTCGCCACGTTCAAGCTGGTGAGCATGAACTAGCTCATGGGCAAGAGAACGCAACCAGTCAGCCTTTGTTCTTTTACCACGAAGAACAAAGATTCGATAACTGCCAGGTTGAAAGTATGCCATTGATCTCTTCTCGGTTGCAAATGAATGGTCATCTCCAAATTCTATAGTTGGACACTCTTTAATTCCAAGTTGCTCACATGCCCATTTGATAAAAGGCTCTTCACCTTCAATTGAAATAGTATTAAATGATTCAAATAGCTTAATGTATTTAGTAGTCATCATCATTGTCTTCGTCATTTTCATTTTCATCCCAGTCATCCTCGTCTTCGTCGTCTTCAGGAAACTTTTCGTCTAGCATGGCTTGAATATTTGATTCCGGTATAGCACTCTCATCCATCCACTCAGTCGCCCAATCACCAATGTCATCGGCGAGCCTTTCAATTTCTTGAGGCCCATTGTCGTTGAAGTTTAGATAGGATGCGCTATAGAATTCGGTATTTGAAGTTTCATCATAACTAAAGGAAACATCCTTTGAATCATATGAAACACTAGTTGTTACATTAAACCCAGTAATGTACTCGCCCTCAATCTCAATAAAATCTGCAAGATTCTGAACTAGGCCGAGGTCAACCATTCTTTTTAACTCGTCTTGCGTGTTGCCCTCAATCTCTAGAAAGATTGGCCTGATTTGCATATCTTGCTCCATCCACATTCGAATTCCATCGCCATACACTTCTAAATCCATCCAATCGTTGACGCTTGCACTATAATTAAATTGAATTGTACCAGTTTGATATGCTCCAACGCTAGTGTTATTCATCGCCGTATTGATTGCATCAGCGAGTCGCATAACAATATCAAGCTGGTGTTCAGTTAATTTGATCTCTTCTTTGGGATCTCTCTCAAAAGATTCGCTGACAAATTGTTCAAACAGTTTGATGTGCTTCATACTGTTATTTATTTTTTAAGCAGCGTTTACTATTTTTGATAGAGTTTGTGCTCGATTGCCAACTTGGCTTGCCCAACTAGATCTTAACATTTCAGCTGAGGCTTTAGCATAATCGTATGTTGAAATATATCGAAGAAAGTTTTTGAACTCGCTTAGTCCTTGCTTGCCCAGATTGAAAGCCATTTCAGTTAATACTCCCTTTATCGAATCTGGCAGTGAAGTCCAATTAGGCACAAGACTTTGTGCTTGTTCATACGCTGCTTTTAAGTCCTGCATTAGCAGCGTAGATATCTGCGAATCGGTTAGTGCAGCTTTACCTGATTTGACTTGTTGATAATTAGCGCCGACTGAACTAATTCGCTGAAGTGAATCCTGTCTTGATAGATTAAAGCCGACTCCAATCGTTGGAATACCTTGGCTATCTAGATATACTTTAGACTTGACGCCCTCATGCTGCTTGACTCTCGGTAAAATGTCAGCAATAATCTTTTCGGGTGGAGTAACTGGCAATGCAGTTAGGGCCAAAACATCCTTTGCTCCAATTCGGTCAATGTGGATATTAATAGTTTCAGCATAGTCATCATCAAAATAACCAAGTTCACCCTTGAGTACGGCATCAATTGTTTTGTATGCATATTTGTCGCTTCCGGACATTAATGCATTAATTTGAACAACTGTCTGCCTATCTGGAATTGATTGAATTGCTGATACTAATTCAATTTCATCTGTACCTGGACCAGCGGCTGCTGCGTTTATTCTATCCGCAAGTTGGCTGATAGACCATGATTCAAATAATAAAATAATCCTATCTTTCATAGGATTATTTATCAACCCCAGCCTCGGCCTGAATGTTCCATGCTCTTGAGACGCTGTTCCTCAAGCCAAGTAAGAAACTCGAGTACTTTGTTTAATCTTTCTTTGGTTTTGTTAAACATAATATACAAATATGAGTGGTTCCACTTAAAATTGGGATAGGCTGGTTGCAGACTTTGCACGAACTAATTGAATCCATATAGGATATTTATAGTTTGGACGGTGGCAGCAATTGAGTATTCATGTGAGTATCTTTGACACTCTTTGAAATTGGAATTGGACTACCATCTTCATCGATTCTGACAAAGACAATCTTTGTATGTAGTACAGCCTCTTCATCGTGAGTGTACACATTGAAAGCCCGTGCCTCAACGTGAAAAGTTGCAGAGGTGTTGCCGATTTTGACGAGTTCGCCGTAGATCTTGACCAATGATCCTTCTTTTGCAGGCTTTTTAAAGACACATTCATCGATTCGAATCGTCACCATACGTCGATTGTGACAGACCTCCATTGCATAGGCAGCAGCGGCTGCGTCTAACCAGGCAAGTAGTTTACCTCCAAACAAGTTGCCGTGAAAACCTAGATCTGATTTTTTAACTGGGTGTGTTGCTAATAATTCCATTTATTGTTCTATGATATTCTAAATATTGTACTAAAACTTTGTCAGTTGCATCCGTCGTAAAGTCTTTTAATTGAAAAATCTTCCAAGAGTCTAGTGCATATTTGCCGATGCCTGGCATTTTAGCCAGAGTTTGGACTGGGATCTCGGTTGGATTTGGCCATTCGATTAGAGCTTGCAACCAAGCTTCGCTAAATGCTCTAATTGATTTTGCACGCCGATTATAAAAACCCAAAGGCCTAATCACTTCAACTATTTGAGATTGCTCTGCGCCAACGACTGAGAGAGCATTCGGCCATCTATCAAAAAAAAGTGGACGACATGCATCCACCTGTTTCCAACTAGTTTGATTGAGCATTTGACAAACGACTAACATTTGCCATGGATCTTCAACTAATTCCTCTTGTCTTGTTCGTACTGGCTGCATTATGGCATGTGCTTACGCAAATACTCTAGATGTTTTTGAGTCTCGGCAACCTTTAGGTGCCTAATTAATTTCTTTTTTGCAATCCAATATCTCCAAAATAATGAATTGAATGGATTAAGCCAAATGGACATTGGTACAGTCCATTGAATTCGACCGTCGATATAGGCTCCATTATAGTTTAACGTGAGTGCATACACCTTACGTAGCCCAGCCGGTGATTTATATTCAGGGCTCTTGAATTCTAACCATGAATATCCAGCCGCACCACACGATTCCATTGTCCAATTATCGTAATCCGTTTCCATTGAAACAATCATGCTTAGTGCATAGGTTGAATCAACTAATTTTCTGTTTGTCATGCGTCGATGTTTAATAAAATAATACTGAGATTGTCGATTCGGTTTACTCATAGGGTTTGCTTGAAATTAGACCCATTTCCGTAAGCCTACGTAAATCTTCTTCAGTTAAGATAACTTCAGATAAACCCAATTCAAGTATTCGAATTAGTTCGTCATCTGATAAATTTGAATTGACTACTTCTGCCATTATTGACACTGTTCTATTAATCGGTTAACTTCAGCCATGACGCTCTCTGCGGTTGGCCAACGCTTTAAAGAATCGCCATAGTGTCGAGTATCAAAACCTATTACATAATCGTCAGGTAAAACCCGACTACGATCAATCTCCGGCCAATCTAGCTTTTCGGCAAATGTTGCAAAGGTTAGGCCCCCATGCACTGACACTGGAATATCGTCATACTCCATACCCCACCAACGATGGCCAGCCGGCAAGCAAACATATCCATTACCCCAACCTCTTTCATTAAACATTGTTTGAACTAAGCCAAGCGAGAGACTTTCAAGCTCCTCATGCAGTTTGCTCTCTTTGACGAACCCATAAATCGGTGTCAAGCCAAGAGATCGCAATCGCTTGATTTCAACTTCAGTTAACGCTGAATCCATGAGTCTAGTTTAGTTAAGCCATTTACGCTCTTGACCCAATCAACTGCCTCTTTGAAAGTTGAGAAATAATACTTAGCAAACTGGCCGTCGACAAACTGTAGTCGAACTTCAGCTTTACACATCACGGTATCTCCAACAATATCGTATCGATCGCTATTTTCCTTCACGAAATCCCAGTGATATGTGAATTCCTTTGCATCATGATCCCAATATCGGTGGTCACCGACCATTCTTTCCTGTAGTTCAAGAGCTAGTCCAAACCACTTGGTGACATTACGTTCAGGTCTGATGTAAAAACGTTCGCTGACGTGTTCCTTTGTGATCTCACATGAGACTACATGTGCAGGATTTAGAAATTTAATCGTCATAACCAATATGAAATTAATTGCCAAAAGCCAATACCGGCCAAGAAATAAACAAGGTTATTCAACCATTTAGGGTAGTTTTCCATAGGGTTAATTTACCCAATTTGGAAGATTATCGGCCGCCTCTGGCCTTTAGATCAGCAATTTGATTCTCAGTAAAACCAAAACGACGTAGAGCTCTATAAAAAGGTTCAAATCCCGGGCCACCATACGTATACCAAACTGCCTTTGCTCGACGAACTAATTTTTCAACATCAGTTATTAGCTTTGCCATCTTTTCGGCTTCGCTTGGCCAAGGCTCTCCGTTTTCCTGACGTTTGCCTCGGCTCACAGTTAAATTGCGAGCTCGCATTATGTCCTTTGCCTCTGGACTTTCATAACGAATTAATGAAGTATATCGACGATTCTCCTGTTCAGTTGGTTCAGGATTGAGACCGAGATCTGCCATGCGATCACGTTCATCCCAACTGAAACCATCATTAGATTCAAATACTCTCCATGATTTAATGTACTTCATAGAGTTATTTATAGGAGAGACTATTCGCTCTCGACTAAAAACTCATCGACATCAAATAGATTGAAGTCGTCTGCTAGTTCAAGCAGCACATGGGCTTCGCGATCAGACTTTGCTTGCTGGATTTTAGTTTTAATCCATTGAGATAGAGCAACTTTGTCAATATTCATAACGATAAATTTAACAAAATTCGGTTGCTGATGAGACTCTAAGCCCGTCAATTATCAAATCATCATAGTGTTCGTTGTCTAACCAGAACAGGCCATGGCCTTTGGCTCTTTGGGTTTTTCGGTATTCTTCATTCACAACTAAACCTTCAGGCTGACCCCATTCAAGCGCCATCTTAATAAACTTCTCAACATCCCATTCATCGCCGTATTCGTCCACAACTCTACCTGAACGAATGAATGCAAGTAATTCCTCTTTATTTGAATAGTGTTTGTTCTTGTGAAAGTTCCAACAGAATTTCCAACCCCCACTACGTTTACCTAAATGAATTGCGGTGTCCTCAACAAATTCGTCCCATGGACTTTGATATTCCCAATCGCCGACTTGAATTGATCTGAATGCTCGTTCAATCTCGCCTGGTTCCATGTCTAATTTTTCAATGCGCTGTTGCAATCTGACTTTACGGTCAGTCATTTCATCTACTGTCGGTATCCTATAGTAATTTGTTCCCATGATTATCTGCGCTTATTAATTGTAATGAATTCGACTGGTGCTAAGTTATCCAATTCAATTTGTCGAAATTCTCTAACTAAATGGTGGACTGCAAGCTCAAGGCGATCGACTGAGCCAGCTTCATTTAGGTTAACTAGTTCTCCAGATAATCGGATTTGATTAGCAACAATCGTATTCCGATCATGATCGATCTTTTTAACTATTATTTCGTATTGAGTTGTCATAGAAAATTATGTTGAGACAGCCATAACGCAATCACGCTGCCAGTAACTCCACCGGCAACATAGCCTGCCCATTGATGAATTGAATCAGTGGATGACGCAATCTTTTTAATTACGAAATATCCCAGAGAAGCAATCATGATGTCTGTGATGATAACTGAACTATAGTTATAGGTAACTACTCCTCGCTGGTTAATCGTCACCAGAAAATACGAGGACATTTGGATGATGAAGAAGAGTGCAAAGCCTTTGGCTTGACTTTTAAGTTTTTCCATAGACTATTATTATACTATAAAAGTCTGGAAAGGGTAAAACCTAATTAAACTTTGGTGAAAGTTATGCCCTTTAATGAATACTCGGCTGGGCCTTTGATTAGGTTGGAGAGTAGAGTCTTAACGTCATTCACTGGCACGCTAAAATCGCTGACTCCCTTTGTAACGTATCGGCCAAATGTTAGAGAATCATCTTTCTCTTTTTTAATGTATTTGAAATTAATATCTGGAAATGGATCAGTGACTGATACTTGAATTCCAGTTAGTCCATAGATAAAGGTTTTTCCGCTTGGTGTAACAATTACAATCTGATTAAAA